TTAAAACAACACCATCTGAATACTCAATCATTTCATCTGATAATGTAATTGAAGCTGGTGCATTTATATTAAAAGGATTAGGTAGTGTTGTACTCGGTGTTGAAGCTACTTGTGTTTTAGTAGCCCATGTATAATGTGCGTCTTGATGTTCAATTAAATCTAAACCTAATGTAAAATCAGGATTAAAATTAATAGCTAATATTCTAAATTGTTTATTAGAAAATCCTAATGAAGAATGAGTTACTCCTACAATATCTCCTATTGCTAAATCATAAGCACTAAAACTTACATTAATTGATAATCCTAATGCTTCTCTTGATCTTCTTAAAATTACTTCTGCTAATTCAATAGCTTGATATGGGCTTGTAATAGTTTTAGAAACGTCAAATCTTCCTTCTAATAAAAAACCACCATCAGCAGTTTTCATAGTTGCGTGTCTATCTGCTGAAGAATAACCACTATCATCTATCTCTGGGTATTGAACTTCATCTACTTGATAATTTCTTGCTGGATTAACAAATGAAACTATAACTCTATTGTACTTTGAATTTTTAGTAGGACTAGATAAAGTATAACCACCAACTATATCATCTTCTGTAACAGTAATAGATGAAGAACCTGTGGTTTCTAAAATTAATTTATATTTTCCACTTACATAAGGAAGATAACCTCTACAACCTTTTAAAAATTCTCTAACATTATCAATAACTGAACTTGATGTATCTACGACAGAATTACAATCCATAACATCTATTGTAGTTGAACCATAAGCTGTAACGTCTGCATCACAAATTGTTGAAGCTGTGTAAAAACTTGGTATGTCAATATTGGCTATTGCTAATCCTTTACCATATCTTTCATTTGTTAAATAATCTAATAAACACCAAGCTGGATTATCAGAATGTGCTGCTGATTGTGCAACTGATTCTGAATTATAAGCTACAACTTTTTTCCCTTGTACTACTGCTTTAACATTTGGAATTCCTTGAAAAGCATCTTGATTCCATTTAAATCTTAAAGCTAAATAAGCTAAACCAGATAATTTATGTGTTGAACCCCAAGAAGTTAATGTTGACAATAATGATGAAGCACTTTGTCCATCAGTTCCATAATGTGGCTCTACTGTAATTAAACTTTCAGAATCTTTATAAAAATTTCCATCTCCACTTCCTACTGTTCTTTGTGTGTTATCTGCTAAATCTCCTGACCAAGTAATAGCTTTATCATCTATTCTAATTTCTGTTATATCGTTTATTTCTCCTTCAGATAAAACCAGAGCCATATATAAATATGTGTTATCTGTTCCTGAAGTTTCTATAAATACTCTAGTTCCACCTACTAATCTTGTTCCATAAATTACAGGAATACTAGCATCATTAGATTGTTTATTTAATAAAATTCCTTTTTCATAATCATCAGCTTCATTTGTTCCAAAATCAGCAATTTCAGGAGTTTTTGGTCTAGTAAGCCAAGCAACAGCGACTGTTGTAATTAAAGCTACAACTGGATTTTTAAAAAAAGAAATTATTCTTGCTACTTTAAAGAAACTACCAAAACCCATTATTTTCTACCCCATTTAATATCTTGTACTGTTTCAGAACTAAAATTCATTCCTACATCTGCACTAAAAAATCTTTGCTGTGATGTGTTATTTGTTTTACGACCATTTTTTTTATCAAAGTCTGCCCAATGACTTACTACTGTTAAATTAATTACACTTTCAGTTTCAGTTTCATTAACACTAAAACTTTCAATGTTTCCAGAATATAAAAGAAAAGGATCAGCTATTAATGCACTAGAATCATTTAATAGACCACGATAAATAGTTACAGCATCATTAACTACATTTTCATTTAAACAAGTTGATATAAATGTTAAATCTGCACCAGATAAAGATATTGTTAAACTTGATTTTGTAATATCAGCTTGTTCTGCAAAACTAGAAAATCCTAAAATAAAATCACTTGCTGCATATGTAACTGAACTTCCTGATATTGATGATGTTAAAGAAAATGAACAATCTGTAATATTAACAGCAGAAGAAAAACCAATAGTTACAAGATGTACTGGTCTAATATCATTTGTTGCTAATTCGTTCTTTAATGCTGTCGTTAAACTTCTCGTCATGTTCCTCAAAGGTTCTTCGGTTAATTTTCATAGTA